CTTCGAAGAGGAAATACCCCAAGTGCGTACCACTTGCAAAAGCCACAGCAATGACAAAGTCAGAAAAGGCGAGTGCTGTAAAGAGAAAAAGAGCAGCAGGTAATCCTGGTGGAAAACCTACAAATGTTAGTACATTTACAAAGAAATACTATGGGGGTATGATAGACCTATGAGTAAGAAATATACATTTACAATGGTTGTTGTTAAACCTACAGGTAAAGGTGGTAAACCTTTAAAACCAAAAGAAATAAAACCTAAAAATAAATCAACAGGTGGATCTATTGAAAAAGTACCTGGTGGTTATTCAAAAGAAGGATCAGGAAGAATTAGTGATAAAGGATTAAAAGGAAGAAGTCCATCACAAGCTTTTTCTGAAAAAGAAAAAAGAATGGAAAATACTAAACCCCAAGGCATGACAAAAAAAATGGGTGGAGGTATGATGAAAAAATACAATAAAGGAGGACAAATGCTTAAAGGCGGTCAAAAAAAATTAGATAAAAATAAAGATGGTAAAATATCTGGTGAAGATTTCAAAATGATGAAAGCTAAAAAAGGTGCAATGGTTACAGGTAAAAAAGAAGAAGATGATGTTTCTAAATATGTAAAATCAATTAAACTTCCAGATGCAAAAGATGTAAGAGATATAGTTAAGAAAAAAGCTAAAGGTGGTGAAATGAAACAGGGTTATGGAGCTGCTAGACAATCTGGTATGGGATTACAAGATGAGAATTTAGTTCCAGGTAAATCAATGGATTACTATAAAGACTTAATGTAATAAAGGATATGCATGGCTACTTCAGGAACAACATCATTCGATTTAAATATAGACGATATTATAGAAGAAGCCTTCAATCGTTGTGGAGTTAGAACAAACTCTGGTTATGATTTAAAAAGAGCAAGAAGAAATTTAAATATTTTATTTTCAGAATGGGGTAATCGTGGCGTTCATCTTTGGAAAGTTGAATTACAAACACAAGCTTTAACTGCTGGTACAATATCATACACAGTTCCAACAAATGTATCAGATGTATTAGAAGCTTATATTTCAACTACTTCAGGAATAACTACATCAACAAATGATATATCTTTAACAAAAATAGATAGATCAGCTTATGCTGCTTTACCTAATAAAGGTACACAAGGACAACCTTCACAATATTTTGTTGATAGACAAACAACACCAGTAATTAATTTATATATTGCACCTGATGCTACCACATATACACATTTAAAATATTACACTATTAACAGAATTGAAGATGCAGGAGCTTACACTAATACTGCAGATATTGCTTACAGATTCATACCATGTATGGTTTCTGGTCTAGCATATTATTTATCTTTTTTAAGTAATCCAGGATCAACTCAAGGTTTAAGATTAGCTTACGAAGATGAATTACAAAGAGCTTTAAATGAAGATGGTCAAAGAACATCAGTATATATTTCACCACAAACATTTTATGGAGATGGAGTGTAATGGCAACTAGAGCATCAGGAAAATACGCACAAGCAATTTCAGATAGATCTGGTCAAGCTTTTCCATATAGAGAAATGGTTAAAGAATGGACAGGAGCCTTCGTTCATATTTCTGAATTTGAACCTAAACACCCTCAGTTAGATCCAAGAAGAACTTCAGCAGATGGTGTTGCATTAATGAATGCTAGACCTCAAACATTTACAGTTTTATCTGGTGGAGGTGGAGGAATTGTTGCTAATTTAACTTTACCAGGAGATTTTGCTTTTAGTTCTAATGGCATGCAACCTGATGATGGCTCTGCACAAAATAGAGGTAGACAAGTATTATCTAATATTGGTCAAGTAACAGTGGGGATAACATAATGGCAATTAGTTATTCAAATTTTTTAACTCAAGTAAGAAACTATACTGAAGTTGATTCTAATGTTTTAACAGATTCTATAATAGATCAATTCATAAGACAAATTGAATTAGATGTTGCAGGTAAAGTTGATTATGATGATTTAAGAAAATATTCAACTTCTAATTTTATTACCTCTCAAAGATATCTTTCATTACCAGCTGATCAAGTCATAGTTAGATCAGTACAAGTTTTTGATGGATCTGGAGATAGAAATTTTTTAGAAAAAAGAGATACAAGTTTTATATCTGAATTTAATAATTCTGGTGCAACAGGATTACCAAAATATTATGCAATGTGGGACGATTTTAATTTAGTAGTTGCCCCTACACCTGATGATACTTATCAAGTACAACTAAACTACATAATTGATCCACCACATTTTACATCTACGAATAATACATTTTTGGCACAATACCAAGATGGATTACTTTTATATGGTGTACTTACAGAAGCTTTTTCTTATTTAAAAGGCCCAATGGATATGTACAACCTATATAAAAGCAAGTATGATGAAAGTGTACAAGCTTTTGCTCTACAGCAAATGGGTAGAAGAAGACGAGGAGAATACGATGAAGGGGTTCCTAGAATTAAGGTACCTTCTCCATCGCCATAACAATTTTTAACAGGAGGAAAATATGGCAATTACAACTAACGCAATATGTAACTCTTTTAAGGAAGATACACTTAAAGGTTTACATGATTTCACACCTACTACAGGTGATGTTTTCAAATTAGCATTATACGATTCATCAGCTTCAATTGGTGCTGACACAACTTCATACGCAGTAGGAATTGCTGGGCAAGTTGGAGATACAGGTCAGTACGTTGCAGGTGGTGGAGCATTAGTAAATGCTTTAGTATCAGTAAACGGAACAACAGCTTTTGTTGATTTTGATGATTTATCATTTACTGGAGTTACTTTAACTGCAAGAGGTGCATTAATTTATAATACATCTGAGACTAGTAAAGCAGTAGCAGTTTTAGACTTTGGAGGAGACAAAACAGCGACAGCTGGAACATTTACTATTCAGTTCCCAGACGCAAATGATACTCAAGCTATTATAAGAATTAGCTAAGGAGTTTTAAAATGGCATCAACTTCTTCTTGGGGTGAAAACGCTTGGAACGTAGGATCTTGGGGAGAAGGTGGTGTCAATGAAACCGTAACCTTTGAAGGTTGGGGTGTCGATTCATGGGGCAGTGATCCGTGGGGCGAAACATCTGTAACCACAGATGCAGTATCTACAAACATAGGTTCAGTATCCATTCAAATTGATGTTAATCAAAATGTAACTGGACAATCATTAAGTATAGTAACAGGTAATGAAGGGGCATTCTCAGATGTAGGTGTTGATGTTACAGGAATAAGTTTATCAACAGATATAGGTTCTGTAGAAACATTAAGACTTCAAGGTGTTACAGCTTCAACGGGAGTTGGAACAGTTGATATTGCAGCTAATGGAAATATATTTGTAAACGTTGCTGAACATACTATTAATACTGCAGTTGGTCAAATAGTTGCAGATGCAGGTGCTTCTGTACCTACAACAGGAAATAATTTATCTTTAAATATTGGTTCAGTAAATATTACAGCAGATGCGAATCAATCTTTAACAGGCCAATCTTTATCAACAGCAATTGGTGATGAAACTGTTGATTTAAATACTCCAGTAGATGTTACAGGAATTCAATTAACTACATCAATTGGAGAAGAAATACCTGCAGGTAATGCAAATGTTACACTAACAGGTCAATCGTTATCTACAGGCATTGGACAGGTAGATGCAGTATCGGTAGCTGAAGTTACAGGTATTAGTTTATCTGCAAATATAGGTAGTGTTACCACACAAGCTAACGCTGATGTAAATATTACTGGCGTAGCATTGACTACTGCTATTTCTAGCACTAGAATAACAGCATGGGCTGAGGTTAACACTGGAACCACCGTTACATGGACAGAGGTTGATAGAGCGGCTTAATAAGAGTATTATAATTATAGGAGATTAAATTTATGGCATCTACATATACCCCTCTTGGTATAGAAAAAATGGCTACTGGAGAAAACTCTGGTACGTGGGGAGATAAAACAAATAATAACTTAGATTTAATTGAACAATTAACAGGCGGATTCAAACAAGTATCTATTGCTGGTGGTGCACAAACAACTGCATTAACAGTAGTTGATGGTAATACAACTGGAACAGCTCAAGCAAGAATGATTGAGTTTACAGGTACGATTACAGGTAATCAAATTGTAACCATTCCATTAGATGTAGAAACTTTTTATTTTTTAAGAAATTCAACAACAGGTTCTTTTACTGTACAATTTAAATATGTATCAGGTTCTGGAACATCAGTAACTTTTGCAACAGATGATAAAGGAGATAAATTATTATTTGCTGCTGCTGATGATGGGACTAATCCTAACATAAAAGAAATATCTTTAGCATCTCCTCCAGGCGGATCCGATAAACAAATTCAATTTAATGATAATGGTTCTTTTGGTGGTATCACTATGGGAACTGCAGGACAAGTTTTAACCACAGATGGTACAACTGCATCGTTCGGTGATATTTCTGGTGGTGCATCTTGGCAAGCGGTTATTACTGCAGACCCAGCGAACGCTGTTGCAGGTAATGGATATTTTTGTAATACAACAGGCGGAGCATTTACAGTGACACTTCCAACTGCTGCAACAATTGGAGATTTTATTTCAATCATTGATTATGCAGGAACATTTGACACTAACAATCTAACTATCGGTAGAAATGGACATAACATTCAAGGTACAGCTGCAGACTTAACTGTTGCAACTGAAAGAGCAGGATTTACTTTAGTGTATGTTGATGCTACTCAAGGTTGGCTGCTACAGAATAATTAAGGGAGGTTGAATGACAACCTTTAAAGAAATCAGAGGCCAGCTAATCAGATCGGTCAGCAGTGACCCAGCAAATCCACAAGTAGGTGAAATTTGGTATAATAATACTATTGGTGTATTGAAAGGGTATCTTAACCTTGGTGGTACTTGGTCATCTGGTGGAAACTTAAATTCATCAAGAACGTTAGCGGGTTCTGTAAATGGAACTCAAACATCTTCTTTAGCTTTTGGAGGTGAAGGAGGAGGAGGTTTAACTACAAATTCAGAAACTTATGATGGCACTTCTTGGACAGAAGGAAATAATATGGTTACTGCAAGAAAATTACAAGGTGGTATGGGAACTGCTGCTGCAGCACTTGGTGCTGGTGGATATAGTGGTGGTGCATTAACTAACAGTGAGGAATATGATGGAACTTCTTGGGCAGAAGGAAATAATTTAAATACTGGAAGAGATTTACAAGCAGGAGCAGGAACTCAAACTGCTGGTCTAATGATGTGTGGAAGAGACGTTCCAGTAACACCTACAGCTGCTACAGAAGAATATAATGGAACTTCTTGGACAAGTGTTACATCAGCTCCAACTGCAAGAGCATCCCTTGCTGGTTTAGGTTTACAAACAGCTGCATTATTAATTGGTGGATCACCTTATTCTAGTGCAGTATTAAGTTATAATGGTTCAACATATTCAACTGAAGGTTCTTTAAATACAGGAAGAAGTGGTTTAGGCGGAGCTGGAACAACTACAGCGGGTCTTGCAATAGGAGGAAATTTACCACCATCAGGAGCAGCAACTGGTATTACAGAATTATATAATGGTACTTCTTGGACAACCACTGGAAGTTTAGCAACATCAAGAGCTAGATTAGGTACATCAGGAACTCAAACTGCAGGTTTAGCTTTTGGAGGCGGTCCTTATACTGCATCAACAGAAGAATTTGCAAATATAACATTAGCAACACAAACTTTAACAACAAGCTAAAATTATGACAAACTATAAAAATATATTTGGAAAACCAGTAAAGTTCTTGGCAACAGATCCAGACAACGCAGAAGCTGAAGGACAGATCTGGTATAATAGTACCGCTGGTGATTTTAAAAGTATCGTTGCTCTTGAAGCGTGGTCATCTGGTGCTAATATGATTACAGCAAGACAAGGTGTAGGTGGTGCAGGAACACAAGACGCTGCATTGGCAATATCTGGTAGGACATACCCAGCACCTTATGTAACAAACACCGAAGAATATAATGGTTCAGGTTGGGCATCTGGTGGAGCTACATCTACAGCAAGAATTTATGCTTCAACTTCAAAAAATGGTTCTCAAACTGCCTGTTTTATAGCATCTGGTCAAACACCTTCACCTCCAGTTACTTCAGCAACTGAAGAATATGATGGTTCTTCTTGGACAGCGGGTGGAACAGTAAATACCGCTAGAGCAAATGCAATTGGTTTTGGCACATTAACAGCAGGAGTTATGGCTGGTAGTGGTCCATCCTATAATTCAGTAGAAGAATATAATGGTACAGCTTGGACTACAGTTACTCCTATTGGTACAGCTAGATATACACACGGTGGTTCAGGATTAGAAACAGCAGGTTTAATTTTTGGTGGTGCTGCTCCAGGTCCATCAAATATAGCTACAACTGAAGAATATGATGGATCTGCTTGGACGGCTGGTGGTGATATGAATACTGCTAGAAATTATTTTACAGGTTTTGGTATTCAATCAAATACAACTGCAAATGGTGGTGGTTTTCCAAGTGCTTCAAATACTGTAAAAACAGAAAATTATGATGGAACAACTTGGACTAATAAGCCTGATAGTGCTAATACAAGATGGGCAACAGATTCAGGTTTTGGAACATCTGGATCTACAGGTGGAGTATCTGGAGCCTTATCAAATTCTTTAGCAAATGTATCAGCAACCGAAGAATACAACAAGTCAATCAATGTTATTACAGCTGCTGCTTGGTCGAGTGGTGGGAATTTAAATACGGCTAGACGTAATATGGCTGCGTCTTCATCTGCTTTACAAACAGCAGGTATTGTTTTTGGTGGAACTCCTGGCGTTCCTATAGTAGGTAATACTGAAGAATATGACGGAACAACTTGGACAGAACAAAATGATTTAAATACTGCTAGAAGAGATTTTGCGGGAGCAGGTACACAAACTGCAACACTTGCTTTTGGAGGTGGTACTCCACCTGCTCAAAGTTTAACAGAAGAATACAACGGTACATCTTGGACGGAAGTAAATGATTTAAATACTGCAAGAGCAAATTTAGGTGGATGTGGATCACAGACAGCAGCTCTTGCTTTTGCTGGACCATTAGGTCCTGGAACACCTGTTCCATCAAGAGTTTTAAATGAATCTTGGAATGGAACTAGTTGGACAGAAGTTAATGATTTAAATACACCACGATCTAATGCAGGTGGTATAGGATCACAAACAGCTGCTTTAGCAGTAGCTGGAGGGCCAGGAACTGAAACTGAATCTTGGGATGGTACATCTTGGACTACGGTTGCAAGTTATAGTACACCGAGAGGTGAAGGAACTGGTGAAGCTGGAACACAAACAGCAGGACTTCTTTACTCTGGAACTCCTAATACAGGTGATACAGAAGGTTTTGATGGAACTGTTTGGTCAACAAGACCAAGTATGGCAACAGCTAGAAGTGAAATAGGATATGGGGGATCACAAACTGCTGCTTTAGCTGCTGGAGGTAGTACTCCAGGAGGTGGAACCGCAGCAACCGAAGAATTTAATGGCGAAACAACAGCATTAAATTTAAAAACTTTAACTACAAGTTGATAATGAAACGATTTAAGACTATAATAACAACAACTAAGGAGTAAATACTATGGCACTATTTATATATGGTACTGCTACAAACACTGGCAAAGGATTCTTTACTGCTGAAGACAGAAGAGCATTCTTTCTTAGAGGTTATCCTGCAAACGTCTGGGTCATTGGTAACAATGAAAAAGGCGCATTGTGGTTAGCTGAAAAGAACGGTGTTGAAAAGACTAAAGCAGAAGCGCAAGCTCTTGTAGATGCAGAAATA